AAGATGCTGGACGAGTTGGCTGATGATTTCTATTCTGGATTTCATCATTTTTTACGCGATTCAGGGTTTGACCCAGACCCAATGACCGACTACATCCGCAACTGGAAACCACGGGAGGAATGATATGAAACCATACTACCAAGACGACTACTGCACGGTATATCATGGTGATTGCCGAGAGATACTGCCGACATTGCCGAAGGTGGACTTGGTGCTGACCGACCCGCCGTATGGGATAGGGTTTAAGCAAACTAAAACATCAGGACGCAGTAATAAAAAGCATTGGAATATAAAACACACAGACACCATTGCTGGAGATGATGTCAACTTTGAACCCTCTCTATTTGTTAATCAACCCGCTATTTTGTGGGGGGCAAATAATTATTCATCAAGACTTCCAGATAGCGGGGGGTGGCTTGTTTTTGATAAAAAAAGAACAGATGCCACTCGTGCTGGTTTTATTGCGTCTGACGCAGAGTTGGCTTGGACGAATCTTTTTAATACGGTTCGTTTGTTTTCTTATCTTTGGAATGGATTATGCCGACAATCAGAAATCGGGGAACACTATCATGTCATGCAAAAACCAGTAGCTTTAATGAAATGGTGTTTTTCATTCTCGCCTGATACAACAACAACCCTCGATCCGTTCATGGGTTCCGGCACAACGCTCCGGGCGGCAAAGGACTTACGCCGGAAAGCAATCGGAATTGAGATCGAGGAGAAGTATTGCGAGATAGCCGTTAAGCGATTACAGCAAGAGGTATTGGCATTATAGCAAAGGAGAAACATGACAGCGAAAAAAGTCAGGTGTAATAAGCGAGATGAATGTGGCGTGAGGGGATGTCCTTGTTACAAAAAACACCTCCATGATTGGGCGTGTTGTGATGGGTTTTGTTATGCGAGCGGATTAACAGTCAAGTGCGTCCCCGTCAAGCCCCGCAAGCCGTCACCTGCCAAGCCAGAGAAGATTTGGGTGGTGGAAATGTTGGTTGTGAAGAAATGGAAACGGTATGGAGATTGTTTTAAAGGAACGCTGGGTGGGGGAGAGATAGAATTAATGTATGCAAGACGAGATTTACCAAATGTGCCAAGAGATGAATTCCGCCTCCGCGAATACACGGCTGGCAAAGTGCTGAAAGGATAAAGGAGAAATAACATGAACAAAACATTAACAATAATTCTGATGGTGGTGGCTGGCGTGGCGTGGGGGGAGAGGAACATTATATTCTTACATTCACAAACCAACACCTATTCCACCAACGCCGTTACGATCAGCGAACAGATACGACACAAAATAGATCACGCAGGAACGCTTTTGGATATGGGTTATATGGGTGCTTCGTTGAATGTTTTACAAGAAATTAACGAATTAAAAATCCGTCAAGTAGAAAACTTGTTAGCAAAGGCGGAGCAGTCGCCAACGAATAAAATGGAAGCAGTTTCGCTTGGTGTGGTGGTACATGAAAGGGTTTTTGATACAACCCCAGAACAAATCCGCAAACTCGCCAAGTCCGGTAAAATCTGCGAGGCGATGGGATTCCATTGTTGGGAAAACATAGATGTAGTATTCCCTGGCAGTAAACGCAAATGCAAACTCTGTGATAGGACAGAAATTCTTAAAAAAGAGTGGGTAAAGGAGAAATAATAAAATGAAAAAATCATTCGCAGATGAGTATGAACGCCGTCAACGGAAAGAGAATATCTTTACCTGTACCATACTTGGCTTGTTGGGCGTTATCGTGGTGGGCGTGGGGTTTATTGCAACCATGCTGGGCTATGCGGTATTAAAGCTGTTTATCTGGCCGTGTATTACGAGTTTGTTTTGAAATGAAGGAAATAAATAAAATGGATGACATATTCGAAAAGCTAAAGGTATGGCACGAAGAACAGCACCGCAGGGACATCAAGAGCGCGTTTGAGCTCGGTGATATGATCGTAACCGCAATGATAAATACCAAGATGACAACATACGCCGTTATCAGGCGCATCAGGAAAGAGTTGGGCGAACTGGCGTTCTCGGTGGCGTATTATAACCGCGATGCAAAATTGTCGCGGGTGTTCACCAGCAACCAGCGTGAAGTGATAATCAGCAGAGGCGTTTCCCTCGCCCGGGCCGAGATGCTTGCCGGACATGCCTATGATGGCAAAAGGCGCATTGATTACGTCAACGATATTAAATCCGGCAAGATCAAGACATGGTCAATGATACGAGGGGTGAACGAGGCCAAGCACCTCAAGGAAACGAAGGTATTACGCCACGGAATCGCATACGGATCGGACGTGGTGGCAATCCAAATTAAGAATTTCGGTGTGTCCGGGCGCGATTATATGCGCGACGGATTAAGGTCGCTCGTATCGCAAGTGCCCCAAGATGTGTTAATGGATGAAATTAATCTGGCGGTTGATGATTGCAATAAGAGGGGATTGAAGTTAAAACGATATAAGCTAATATAAAGGAAAAATAAAATGGGGCTTAAAAAATCTAAAGGAAATATGTACGAATGGGTCACGCACATGCATGCCCACCTCGGCGGTGAATGCTCACATAAATGCAAGTATTGTTATGTCAACAACCCCCGAATGGCGAACATCCCGAGGTATTCAGGGCCAATTCGCTTGATAGAAAAGGAATTCAGAGTACGATACGGAACCGGGAAAACCATCTTCATTGAACACATGAACGACCTGTTTGCAGCAGACGTTCCACACGCTGCTATTTTAGCGGTGATTAACCATTGCTGCCAGTACCGGGATAATACTTATGTTTTCCAGACAAAGAATCCAGTCCGTTATTGGGAATTTGACAAGCTGATACCGCAGAATTCCATCCTCGGCACGACGATCGAAACGAACAGAGATATACCCGGCATCAGCAACGCACCAACACCAAGAGAACGGGCGAGGGTGATGGCGGCCATCGTGAACCGCCGCTTATTCGTAACCATCGAGCCTGTCCTTGACTTTGACGTAAATGTCTTGGCGAACTGGATAGCGATGATTAAACCAGAATTCCTGAACCTCGGGGCCGACAGCAAGAACCGAAACCTACCCGAACCGACAGTTGAGAAGGTCATGGCGCTGGTTGCCAAGCTCCATGAATACGGAATTGAACTGCGGGAGAAACACAACCTTCAAAGATTAAAGGAGAAATGAGAATAGAACTCAAGTTTGAAGTTGAAAAACGAGATTGCTGGATTGGGGTATATTGGACAACCACAAGCGATGCTTGGTATAGCCGCGTGGAAATCTGGATTTGTTTACTCCCCTGCCTTCCATTACATTTAACCATTGAAACTGAAAAGATTGATAGAAAAATAAAATGATCAAGAAATACGGAATGACGTTTCCTGACAATACTGCCGCCGTGAGCATCGAGCTGATGGCGTACTCGCGCAGTATCATAGAGGACGGCGATCCCGGGGTGCGCGCGTCGCATATGCTACGCTGCATGGAATTACTCTGGCCAGTTCGTACGTTCAGAATAAATGAATGGACAGAGCGCCGCGTCAAGGCGTTCTGCGCTGTTCCATTTTTCACAATGTGGGGGCCGTCCAGCGCAGGTAAATCAACCGACGTAGCTGCCGTCGTCCTTGTTCATTGGCTTGCGGCCCCCCACAGCACCACCTGCACTATTTGTTCCACGACCCGGCCCATGCTCATCCAGCGTATATTCGGAGAGGTTATCCGCCTTTACCTCGCGCTCGAAAATCCGCCCGGCGTATACCGCAGCAGCACCACCAGCATCATCCTCGGCTCGGAGAACACCAAGAACGGAATCTTCGGCGTTGCCGTTCTGATCGGAAGCATTAAAGAGGCAGTAGGAAATATCATCGGGCGCCATAACAGGCGCAATGTTCTGATTATCGACGAGATGCAGGCCACCCGCCCGGCTGCAGTAGAAGCCGTCCAGAACCTGCAGGGCGGAGAATCATTTAATTTTGTGGGCCTCGGTAATCCAGACTCGCGCCTTGACCCACTCGGAAGACACTCAGAACCGATCGACGGCTGGAACAGCGTAAGTATGGAAGACGAAGAATGGGATACGAAGTTTGGAAAATGCCTGTACTTTGACGGCCTTAAATCTCCCGGCGTACACGACCCGGCCAAATATCCATACCTGCTAAAACAGGCAGATATCGACCAGCGCATAAAGTGGTACGGCGAGAACAACCCAACGTTCTGGTCGCAGACGCGTGGCTTCATCCCGCCAGAAGGATTGCCGAGAACTATGTTCAGCGAATCGTTCTTTGTGAAAAACGAGATGATGACCCGGGGAACGATATGGAAATCAGGATGCCAAACCGTTGCCTTCCTTGACCCGTCGTTTTCAGCCGGGGGCGATCGTTGCGCCCTGCGGATCGCCCGGGTCGGCATAAATGATAAGGACAAATACATCATCGAGATGGACGACGCAATAATTATTAAACTTGAAATAACCCCGGACGAACCACTCAATTATGTGACTGCAGGAAAAGTGAGGGATGCATGCAAGGCCGCCGGGGTCGATCCGATTAACTTTGGCATCGACATCACCGGAACACAGTCCGCGCTGGCCGACATCATCGAGGAAAAATGGGGCCGTGGAATAATGCGTGTACAGTTCGGTGGCAAACCAACTGATCTGCCGATATCAACCGATGAAGACGTCCCGGCATCCAAGCGTTACGCCAACCGAGTTACGGAACTATGGGGAACATTTTACCAGTTCGGCAGGCACGGCCACATCCGGGGAACCGAACTCGAAACCGTAAAGGAATTTTGCGCGCGCCTGACGCTCGAGAAGACAAATCCCGTATGCGTTGAACCAAAAACCGCGATGAAGTCCCGTAGCGGAAAGTCACCTGACCTTGCTGACTGCGCCGTTGGAATCACAGCGCTTGTCCGCGAACGGCTTGGAATAGTCCCCGGCGTCGGCCCAACTGGATTGAATTACGAGGGTCAAGCTGAAAACCAGCAGAACATGGACGATCCAACAGAAACCTACAAGACAACCGAAGAAGAAAATTTCCAGCAAAATGATGTTGACAATATCCGGTCAGTATGGTAGACAATCGGAAATGGGAAAATACGATGACTTTTCAACCCGGACATAAAGCCAACACAGGAAGAAAACGTCCGCAATGGGTAAAAGACAAAATCGGGAATTCCCATATCGGCATAACCCACACAAAAACAAGCTTTAACCGCAAATACTGGAAGCAATACTTTAGAAATGAAACCACCATATTATAAGTTAAAATATAGAAATATGGAGCCACCGGGAGGATTCGTATTCAAGGACGAAGATACTGGCCTGTGGATTCAGTCACTTAAAACCCTAGGCGACCTCGTTCAGGAATGCATAAATCACCGACGGATAAATAAACTTCCTATTCCCGAACATTTTGCAGAACAAATCGAAACCTTTTTATGCTTCCGTGTTGATCCGACATTGGTACTGGATATGCCAGAACAAGACCGTTCTAAAGAAATATTGACCATTTTCAAGGTCAATAAATATACGACAGAATTCCTACAAACATGGAAAAAGAATGGACTAAAATTTGTGCCAATCGAAGAAGCCACCACCCGGGCCGCCACCTGTGTTAATTGTGAGTTTAATGCAAAGCAAATATGCTGGACGTGCAAGGGATCAGATCAATGGATACGGGGCTGGACAGGACGAAAAACAAAACACGACAATCGGTTAGGTGTCTGCAAGTTTGACGCCACTCTTTTATTTGCATCCATCCACGCGAATCATCCAACATTAGTAATGAAGGAATTTAAAAATCCTTTCCCTGATTTCTGTTGGAAAAAACCAAAGGAAAAATAAAATGGACACTCCCCCCATTCAACCACTTTCTGAATCAGGCAAGGCGCCAAAGTCCCGCATTAAAAGCGCAGAGGCAGCGTATACACTTTTCGGAAATCTAAAAACCAACGACCAGACCGCGGCATTATACCGCTTCGCAATTCAGGGGCTTGTCGATGGCAATCCTCCCTACTCCAGCTCCGCCCTGAAACGTGACGGCCAGTCATGGCGCTGTAACGTAAACTGGCGCGAGGCCGAGTCAATCATCGACACGAACACCGCGTCGATATGGGAACTGGACTTTGAAGTCCCCAACCTCATTGCAGCAAAAACTTCGTACCAAGACCCGCAGCGGCCCGGCATCAACCACGCCGCCATCATCGAAGAAGAATACACCCGCGCCATCAGGAGATGGCCAAGTTATTATTTTAACCGCATGACTTCAATCAAGGAAATGCTTGTCACCGGAATCGGCCCGATGTACTGGCGCGACAAGTACGACTGGCGCCCGTATACGGCAAAACGATCCGCCCTGTTAATTGAACCTACCTCAAAGGCAGATGTAAGCGAAATGGAATTGATAGGATTCCGTCATTCATATCAGCCCCATGAGTTGTATCAGAAAATTAAGGACGACGAAGCAAAGCAAACTTCAAAGGACGATGGATGGAACACAACCCTCCTGCTGGACGTAATTCAGAGATCGGCCAAGAACCCCGGGACGACCAGCGAGAATAAATACCAATCGACGGAACAAGAGGCCATGCAACAGGATTTGAAAAACAACGACTTGGTTGGTTCTCAAAACAACTGTAATCCGATCAGGGTGATTCAGTTCCTTATCAAAGAATACAACGGAAAAGTATCGCGTTATATAATTTACGAAGACCACCAGTATGCTGATTTTCTTTTCAAGGGCATCGATGAGTTTGACGGGATGGAACAGGCGGTATGCCTTTTTATGTGGAACGTTGGCGACGGATACTGCAAATCCATCAAGGGTCTCGGCCACCGGATATTCCCGCACGTTGAACAGTCTAACCGTTTTATCTGTTCCACCGTCGATAGCGCCGTCATGTCATCAAGTTTCATATTGCAGCCTTCCGATGCGGGATCACGCGGGCAAATTAATCTCATGCGCCTTGGCCCAATAACGATTCTTCCAAAAGGATATTCGGCCATACAACAATCCTTTTCTCCAAAGATGGAGGGATTAATAGACGTCAGGTCAATGCTGTATAATATCCTCAACAACAACACCAACGTGTTTAAAAAACAGGCAGAAGACCCGAACGCCCCGGAGCGTACTCTTGGAGAGGTACAAATTCAGGCGATGAATACAGCCAAGCTGGATAAGAACCAGATATCAATCCATTATCTTCACCTCGACGGGTTCCATAAGGAAATATACAGGCGCCTTTCAAATTCCAATTACCCGCCTGAAGCTGGCGGATATGCCGAGGCGAAGAAATTCCAAGATGATTGCGTAAAACGTGGCGTCCCGCTTAAAGTCCTTCAGGAAGCCACCGTGAGCGCCACGCGCGCGATCGGATACGGCTCGGCCACCATGCGAGAGATCGTCACGAACCAACTTATGGCTCTTGCTCCCGGCATGGACGAGATCGGGCGCCGGAACGTCTTGCGCGATAAAGTGGCCGCGCTGGTAGGATATGACACGGTAGACCGTTACGTTCCAGAGGCCGGGCGCGACCAGATACCCACCAGCGAACATAGCCTTGCCGTACTCGAGAACAACGATATCATGGAAGGCGCACAGGTTCTCGTCGGCGTCGACCAGCCGCATACCATTCACCTGCTTGTCCATATGCCGCTGATAGGAAATATCGCGCAGGCGTACATGGAAAAACCAGAATCGATAAATCTTGCGAAGGCCGTCCCCGCATTCGGTATCGGCCTGCAACATTGTCGCGCCCACCTTCAGGCATTGGCGCAAGACCCGACGCGCAAAGGTGAAGTTGAAAAAATCGGGAAACAACTCGATCCACTCGAAAAGGTATTCGCGTCAATGCAGAAGGCATTGGAATTCCAGCAGAAGCAACAGCAACAGCAACAGGCGGAGCAACAGCAACAGGTTCAGAAGGCACAAGGCATCATACAGGATAGGGATTTTGAAATCAAGGCTGCCGAGATGGACAAGAAGATGGAATTGAAAATGCAGGATATGCTTATGCGGAACAAGATGAAGGAACAAAAATCCGCGCACGATATGAATTTAGAAGACATCAAGACAGCCGCTGATATTAAACGCGCCAACACAAAGCAGGCGGCAGCACCAGCAGAACAAAAATAGAAAGGAACCCGAACATGAAAGCAAAGGACATCGCTACGAACGAGAACGCCCGGAAACTTTACCTCGAATGGCGTAACCACCCGATGACTGAAATTGTTATTAATATTTTACGAAAGGAAGGCAGGTGTCAGCTTCCACCGCCGCAAATCATCCGCGCCGAGAATGCGATCGCAACTGCCGGGTATAATGTCGGCTGGCATGAATGTCTGGATAGAGGAATGGCATTAGACGTGCGTGAGCAAACCGCCCCTGACGAACCTAAAGCAGACTTCGGCGCAAAAGATTTGGCGAACGAGGCAGGATTGTGGAAACCCGACGACAAGAAACCCGAACAGAAACCCGAATAGAAAGGAACTGAAGATGGGAAATGAAGAAAATAAAGTGGACGAAAGAACACCCGCACAGATAGCGACTGACGTTATCAGTAAAGTCAAAAGCGAGAATCAGACGCCCCCGCCGGAACAAAAACCGCCGGAACAAAAACCGCCAGAGCAGAAGCCACCGGAGCAGAAACCGCCGGAACAGAAACCAACGCTTGAAACTCCCGATATACCACCGGAACTGCTTGGAGATAAACCATCGGAGCAGAAACCGCCAGAGCAGAAAACAACCATTCCCGATGAAGACCCGGAAGAACTTAAGAATGCCGACAAACGCACCCAAGAGGCGTTCCATCGCATGCGAACCCAACTCAATCAGGCTAACACACAACTCAGCCAACAAAAAACAGCAACGCCGCCTCCCGCCGCAAGTGCCGCCACGCAGATCGCCGAACAGTCCCTGCAGAATAAAAAACAGCTTGATGAGATGAACGCCAAGCTCAACAAGGCGTACGACGAAATCGGGAAGTATTCTCTGTCCGCTGATCCGCGTTTCAAAGCGCAGTACGATGGGCCGCAAAAGGCAACGATCGATAGCATCAAGGAAATCGCCAAAGACTTTGACATGGCGCCAGAGATAATCGACGAAGCGCTGCGGGCTGGCCCGAAGAAACGACTCGAAATATTCAACGATCAAAAACAAGGCGCCGACGTTCTCTCAATGGTGTCCGGTCACCTCGCTCAGTACGACCATGTCGAAAAGATGAAACAGATGGCCATTGATAACCACAAGTCAACCCGGGAGTCACTTGAAACTCAACATGGAGAGAAGTCTGCCGCCATGAATCAAGCCGCGCGGGAAGGTCTGTTCAAAGCGGCCACGATGAAAATTCTCAAAGATGGACATTTCTTGTTCCAGCCGATTGAAGGAAATGAAACATGGAATAAAAATGTCTCCGTCCTGCATAAAAAGGTCGTTGATCTTTTCAGCAGCGACGACCAGATGGCCCAAGCCGAAAGTCTTGTGCTTGGCGTAACCGCACCCATATACAAGAACCTGTACGAAAAAGAACGGACGCGCCGGATAGAAGTTGAAAAGGATATGCAGGCGAGATACAAAAACAAGTCAGGTCTTGATAGCACACCGACCGATGACCGTGATAAAAACAAGCCGCCCTCAGAATCCAGCGCCGCAGATGTAGTCGGTGGTATCCTGAAAACAGAATTAGGCGTACAAAAATAGTTTACGATTATAGTTGACTTTTATGTTTTGATATACTATAAGCAGGACTCAAAGAGAAAAATGTGAGTATATATAAAATGAAAAATCAACTCGCCCATTTAAATTGTCATGAGTAGTTAATATGAAGTCAATCGTCTCAACGATAAGAGTGTATGCTGGCTCCTCGGCCAGCGTGAAGTCTTCGTAAAGACTGAGGGCGTATTTTGCTCCCCGGCAACGCTTGGACAGCGTTAAAAGTCAAGGATGTATGCCGCTCCCCGGCGGCGTGTGTGACGTTTCGCACATAATATATGTTTTTGATTTAAAATAGGAGGAATACGTTATGCCATCAGCAACCCCCATACCGCTCTCGACAGAGCAGTTTAACCGCATCATGATACGGATATCGGAGAACTTTGATCCGGTCATTCGTAAAAAGATGAACAAGTTCAGATCGATCTACCGCGACCTTCAGCCCCGCGGCCTCTTCAAACTCGGTGAAGGATACGTCCGCAAGGTTCATTCCTTTTATCCGGGTCTTGACGACCAAGCAGCCATGTTGAAATGGTCTGCCGAATCTGGCTATCGTGCAGCCGGAACCAACAGCCCGGATGACCCCGGATACGATCCTTGCACATACACCGCGTATATGCTCGGGTACGGCTTCAAAACCGAAACGTATTCAGGCTGGAATACCACACGCCGATCGCCCAATTACTGTATCAAGGACTTCCAGTACGAGTGGCAGTTCCAACAGCAGCTCACGATGATTCTCGAATCATTTGGCGATGTTGCCATGCAGATATGGGAAAACTTCGGACGCGAAATGTACATGAATTACGCGAATAAGTTTATCGCAACCGGATCAGCGACCCCGGACACGCGGTTCACGTACGACCCATTCACCTCAACGCAGCTGACCGTCCCGGCAGGAACGACTATATCGACCCTGACGCCCAAACATATGGACATGCTCTACCAATTGCTATCCCTGCAAGCCAAAGAAGGCGCGGTAGCATTTGACAGCGAGATGCCTATTTTCGGGTTTGTCATCCATCCGTTTGACTTTGACGACATGCTCGAAAAAAATACCAAACTGCGCGAAGCGTTCTTGTATGCCAAGCCCGATCTTCTTATCGATGGCATTGGCAAGCTGACGAAATTCCGTGGATATGCCATGACGTTTGATCTTTTAGCGCCGCGCTTTAAGATGGTGTCGCATGACGCAGACGGTAATATGGTGTTTGACCGCGTTCTTCCGTTCAAAGAAGAAGCCATTACGCAGGGCAGTCGGTGGGAAGCCGATCCCGATTATCTGAAGGCAGAGTACACGATCGTCAATATCATTCTTAAGAACGTGTACGAGAAGCAGGTTCCGCCTGTGACTCCCGGTCGGATTGCAAACGCAACGTTCGGAACTACGCCGAACAACGAAGGTGAACTGAAGTGGATCAACATCGCTGAGGCTGAAAAGAATATCCTCAACGAAAAGGGATTCTACTTCAGCCGTTTCACAGCGTTTTCAAAGCCGCTTGAGAACAACGAATATGCGGTATCGCTGCTTGTGAAGCGTTGCCCGCAGACCCCGGCTGTTCTTTGTGAGCCTTGCGCTGACGCCACCGCCGGAGCCAAGACCGTCACGGACGCTGTTGCTATTGACGAAGATGGCGACGGTAGTTATGATCAGGTGGTTGTAACGATAAGCGACGGCAATGGCCTCTTGTGCGAAGGCACCAGCTCGGTCACCGTTACATTTAACGATGCCACGACCGCAACGGCAGTCATAGCCGCAGACGCCGAAGCGCCTACCAAATTCACGCTCACATTCGCTACCGCTGGCGATTGGGTTGCAAATGGTGGTGGAATCAACACGATAACCTGTGTGTAAACAAGAACCGCAAAAGGGGCTGGATATTCCAGCCCCTAATGCAAAGGAGAAAATAGAAATGAAAAGATATCTCATAGTATT